GGTATATGGGCGCAAGTTCGGACACGGACTTGAAGAACCCGACGCGCAGTGCGTTGTCTGTCGAGCTTTTCCCGGAGGGCGATAGCTTGAAGAATATGCTCGCGAAAGACAAGTCGGGTTTCGAGGCTCCGCAGACACGGACGGTCAAGGCCGACTCGTATCCGCTCAGCATGGGCATGGCTCAGCGATCCCCGCGCAACCGATAAGCCGGATCAATATGCTCTTGAAGCAACATTGGGCCGGTTAAGGTGCTCTTGAAGCGACACAGGGAGACTTATCATGGGCCTGATCCTTCTGATTATCATCCTTATCCTACTGTTCGGCGGCGGCGGCCACTATTACGGCGGCTTTCCCGGACTTGGTGGCGGTCTCGGCACAGTCCTAGTCATCATCCTCATTCTGTGGCTCCTCGGGGTTGTTTAAGGAATGAGCGATGACAAAGCCAAAGATTGCACCGCTCGAAATGATCGCAGCGTTTGACCCGGCTCCCCGAGCCGTCATTCCGACGCGCCGCGACTTGAATGAACTGACACCCGACGAAGTGGCAAGCGCACTCGCACAGGGTCATCCAAAATCGGTTCCTGTCAAAGTGCACAAGGGAATGGAAGGGGAGCGTACCGGGCTTCCGCATCTGACGCCGCACAGTTTGCGTTATCGTCAGGCGCACGAAAAGATGGGGACCAAGATCGAGCCGGAACAGGCGATAACATGAACTGTCCAGCGCACCAACAAGGGGTTCAAGTTGCGACCAAAAAGTTGAAACCTGTACTGATCCCCATCAATGAGATTGCGAGCACTGGCTTTCCGCTCACGGACTACGCCGACATGGCGAAGGTTCAACGGATGCAAGCGTCCATTCGGGACGGAGAAAAGATGAAGCCAGTTCGCGTCAGCGAGTTGACGCCGGAGAACAGAGATTTGTACGGGGTCGTGGACCCGAAGAAGAAGTGGTATCTAAATAACGGTCATCACCGACTGGCCGCGCAGGCGCTCGAAGGCGTCAAGAAAGTTCGGGCTGTTGAGTACCGGCACAGCAAGAGGATTTGACATGGCCTTCCCACCGAACGCACCCTCGGGACCACCCGCAGCGCCCCCGCGACCGTCCTCGATGACACTCGCCGAAGCGAGCGCCATGGGCACCACGGCCGGAGCACCGGCCGCCGCGACCAGTAAGGGTCCTCCGGCTGGATCGGGTGCGCCCGGTTCGGGACCGGCTCCGGCACTGCCCGGACAAGACTTGCAGGGGCCTCCGCCAGTCGGCGGCCCAACACCTGATCGGCCGGTCGTGTCCATGCACATGAATGCGCCGTCAGTCGGCACTCACCCTTCCGCATCGCCTCGTAAACAAAGCAATCCGCCACATGGAATGTCGAACGCCTAACATACGAGGCATGGAGTAGAACCAATGACTGATATGCGCGCGAAGATGAAGATCAATCACATCGACAAGCGGTACGAGGGACAAGAGACCCTCTACTTCAATCCGGTTTCGCGCTCGGGCAGCTATCCCGACGATGGGAGCGACGAGAACAACACCTACGCGAAGTTTTCACCTTCGGGAATGCTGTCGTTGACAGTCTGTAACCCGGCGCTTCTCGGGAAGTTTGCCGAAGGCGAAAGCTACTATCTCGATTTCACTAAAGCTCCGGACTGATCGGAGACACGTAAAGTAGCACGTTAGATATACCGCGCGGATGGCCGCGCACGTCGGGATGGCCTGACGAGCTAAAAATGGAGTACGGTCATGGGACCGGATGACGAGAAGCCCACTACGGGCCGGGAGCTTTTGCGCGAGTCGCGCAGCCGCGCGATAGTTGGCAAGAAGAACAGCCCCGAGCGCCTGACGAAGTTGCTCAACTACATCGTCCAATTTCCGCAAATCAAGCGCGCCTGTGACATGGCCGGGTTGAGCGTAACGTCGTTGCATCGTTTCCTCCGCAAGAGCGCGGACGGTCAGCCGGGCGATGGCTTTGATCTGACCTATGGTGAGGAGACCAAGAGATTTCATCTACACTTCGACGACTGCCGTGACGCCGCTATTCAGATGGTAGAAGATGCGTTCGTTGCTCGCGCCGTCAGCGGCTACTACGAAACCCTCTCTGACAAAGGCCGCGTGATCTATCAGATTGATCCCGCGCTTTCCGGCTTGGGCCTCACAGGTCCCGACGCGTATCTTCTCGACGCCGACAACAAGCCGATCCCCGAACGCATCGAACATCAAGACCCCGAAGTCATGGAGAAGGTGCTGCGTGCCTACCGTCGTGACCGTTGGGGCACGCACGATAAGCTCGATGTCAACTTCCGTGGTGGAGTGATGGTCGTCGGTATGCGGGCGAAGGACTCGAAAGAAATTGAGGAGCTAGAGAAAGGACGCTCGGCTCCGCTCGATGTGGAATTTCGGGAAGTGGAGGACGAGTGATGGCTCTCCTCCTCCCGGGCGATAACGATGGTTTGCCGAAAGTCCCCCGCCGGTCAATCATCAAGGCTTTCGTGAAGGAAAATAACGAATACTTCCCGATTGTCCTTGATGATTACGGCAACGAAAAGCAAGCGATTTGGGCACCCCTGCCCGGATCGCAAGAGTTGTTTTTGGCCGCGCCTGAATTTGAAGTTCTCTACGAAGGGACGCGAGGCCCGGGCAAGACGCTCACGCTGTTGATGGACTTCTGTGCCGATGTCGGAAAAGGCTACGGCGCGGAATGGAAGGGCATGATTATCCGGCGCACGTATCCGGAGTTGGCCGACGTGATCGCCATGAGCAAGAAGTGGATCAAGCGTCTGTGGCCCGATGCGTTCTACAACGAGATTAAATACTTTTGGCAATTCCCCACGGGCGAGCTTCTCTACTTTCGGCCAATCGCGACGGTCGATGACTACGACGCGCACCACGGAACGAATTATACGTGGCTTGGATGGGAGGAGTTGACGCTGTGGGCCGACGACAAGCCGTTCAAGCGGATGCAGTCGGTCGTGCGTTCCTCGATCAAAGGAATTCCGAAGCGCATTCGTTCAACCACGAACCCCTACGGCAAGGGACACAATTGGGTTCAAGCTCGCTATGGTCTCTACAACTGGCCGATCAAGACGGGACACGACGAGCACGGCGATACTTGGAAGATCGTCGGGCCGCTCATTACCGGAGCGGTTGACGAGGACGGCATTCCTGCGCCGCCGCGTCGGGCATACCACGGAGCACTGCGCGAGAACATCATTCTTATGCGTGTGCAGCCACAGTACATTCACCAACTGAAAGCGTCGGCACGCAACAAGGCCGAGCTTGACGCGTGGCTATATGGATCGTGGGACATTGCCGCTGGCGGCATGTTCGACGATATTTGGGCGACGCATCGCGACACTATTGTCGTCAAGGATTTTGAAGTGCCGATGAACTGGCGCATCTATCGCGCCTATGACCACGGTTCGACGAAGCCATGGTCCTGCGGCTGGTACGCGGAGAGCAACGGAGAGGACCTGACGTTCAATGATGGGACCGTGCTATCGACGCGGCCGGGCGATTATTTCCGTTGCGGTGAGCTATACGGATGGCAGAAAGATCAGGCCGATGTCGGGCGTCGGCAGCAAATCCCGGACATCAAGGTCGAGATAATTCAGTACGAGATTGATCGGGGATGGCGCGACGCGAACACCGGCAAATCCCGGGTCCGGCGAGGCCCGGCTGATACAAACATATTCGCGGAGGAGGACGGTCGGCCGTCCATCGCCAGTGACTTCGAGTCCCCGTGCATCGTCAACGGCCATCGCTGGCGCGGCATCATTTGGGAGCGGGCCGACAAGCGCCCCGGCTCCCGCGAACAGGGGTGGGAACAGGCCCGGAAACGGCTCAAGGCCACAAAGCGCCCGCCGGGCGGCATCCGCGAGGAAAAGGGCCTATTTATCGTTGCAGATAGGTGCCCGCAATGGATGCGGACGGTGCCGGTTCTGTCCCGAGACGAGAAGAAATTGGACGACGTTGACACCGAAACAGAGGACCACATCGGCGACGAAATGCGGTATATGCTACGGTATGACCCGGGCACGATGAAGTCCTATCGAGCCTAGGCTTGCCCCGCGACCTGAAACGTGGTTAATAGACCGCCGTCGCCCCCGGAGAGACCGCCATGGCTATTGATGACAAGCATCCCGAGTACGTTCAAAAAGTCGGGGAATGGATACAGATGGACGACACCTACAAGGGTGAACGGGCCGTCAAGCGGAAACGTCTCGACTATCTCCCGCCGTCCGAAGCCATGATCCAAGATGGGATGACCACCCCGTCATCGCCGGGCTGGCGCGACTATGAAGCCTATCTGACCCGAGCCTATTACCATGACGTTGTGCGTGACGCCGTGAAAGCCATGCTCGGTATCATGCACATGAAGCCCGCCATCATCAAGCTTCCGCCTCGGCTCGCACCGATAGTGGACAAGGCGACCATCCAAGGCGAAGGCTTGCAGATGCTCTTGCGCCGTATCAACGAGGCGCAGCTTGTCAAGGGCCGCTGCGGATTGCTGGTAGATGCGCCGACAGGCGTCGATCCGTTCAACGCTATTCCCTACATCGCATTCTACGATCCCGAGCGTCTAATCAATTGGGACGCTGGTCGGCGCGATGAAGGTCGCAACATTCTCGATCTTGTCGTGCTCGACGAGTCGGGCTTTCAGCGTGAAGGCTTTACGTGGGTGACGGAGCGCAAGCATCGCATCCTGACACGCGGCACGCCGGAGAGCCTCGAAAGCGGGTGGACACGTCCGCCGCTCGACGCACCCTATCAGGTATGCGTGAAGGTCAACGATATGTCGATGCCGATCCCGGACGATTTCATACAGCCGTCCATCGCCGGTCGGCCGATGACCGAAATCCCGTTCGTGTTTGTCGGCGCAAATGATCTTGTGCCCGAGCCGGACGAACCGCCGCTTCTCGGTTTGAGCAACCTCGCTCTGACGATCTATCGCGGTGAGGCCGACTATCGCTCGACCCTCCACTATCAGGGCCAGCAAACTCTAGTCATCATCGGCGGCAACGTCTCGGACGTTGACGAGAACCAACAACTCCGCATCGGCAACAAGGGCGTCATCGACCTACGCATCGGCGGCGACGCGAAATACATCGGCGTCAGTGCCTCCGGTCTCGGCGAAATGCGCCAATCCCTCAAGAACGACGATGAAGTCGCTTCGGGTTTCGGAGTGCAGTTCATGGATGTCGGAAGCGCACGCGGAGCCACGGGAGAGGCCCTGCGCATTCGTGTTGCCGCGCGCACGACGACTATTCAACAAATCGCTGTCGCCGCTGGCGCGGCGCTTGAGCAATGCCTTAAGTTCGCAGCGGTATGGGTCGGAGAGGACCCCAATGAAGTTTCAGTCGCTCCGCAGACCGACTTCGCCGACGCCAACGTGCAGGGCGCTTCGCTCCTCGCGTTCATGCAGGCTAAGCAGTTGGGTCTCCCACTGTCGCTCAAGTCTCTGCACCGCATGATGGTGCTCAACGACATGACCGACATGGACTTCTACTCGGAGAACGATCAGATCGAGCAAGAGGCCGAGAGCCTCGTCGGCATGATGGTGCACGGCCCGATGGTGGGAGGCGATGTCGAGGACTCCTCGTTCTCCGATACTGCCCCCGACACTGGCACCGATCCGGCTGAGACGGCTGATACCATCCCGCCCATCGAACCGATGCCTACCGGGGGCGGCACCCCTGTCCCGGTGACGCCGCATCGACGCGGCTCGCCTAACCCCCTCAAGGTGAAGGTCGGCAAGAAGGGCGCGTCGGCCGGGAAGTAAGCTATGCCTAATACCGATAACGAAGCCCGCGACTATCACGGACGGTGGACGGCGAGTGGCGTCGGCTATAGCGAAAATCATTCGCATCCGGCTGGCCCGTACATGGACATATCGAAACCGGATCAGGCTGCGAAGGCCGATCAGGCTGCGAAGATCGCAGCGGGAGTTGCGAGCAAACTCGGCTTCGAGCCAACCAGCGTAAACATATCGGACGAAAGCAAGACATTCGAGTTGAACGGTAAGACACTGAATTACGCTGGATGGGCAACTCGACCCCCGGGTCCATCACCCACCGTTAATCCAGATGGCTCAAAGCAAATCATCGGCGGCGGTATTGGCACCGTAACGTTGTTCACACCGCATCTTGGGGATGATCCAGCGGGGATCGCTGGCGTCATGGCGCATGAAGTCTCGCATCAAAAGTTCAACGCCTTTGCGAGTGACAGAGAGACCGACCGCATAAAAATGGAGAGTGATCCCGACTACCACAAAGAAGATAAGTGGGTCCCTGACCCGGGCGGCGTCACTTTTCCGCACGTTACTGACAAAGACGGCAATCCGCTAAAGCGCGAGCTTGGGTTCATGCGACCGGACGGTTTGCTCAATGAACCTTACGCAAGCAAGTATCCAGCCTATCAGGCGTGGACAAAAGCAATGATGCCGGGACAGGATGCGTTTGCAAAGTCGGATGGTGTGTCCGAATACAGTAAGGAATACTGGCTTGGTGCGCGAACCGCCATCGAAAAAGAGTATACTCAGACGCTTGACGGCGTGACGACAGGAACGGGGCAAAAATATAAGACCTATGCAGTAAATCCTGAAACGGCGTTTAGTGAAACGATTGCGGAAATCGGTCGGCTCAAATACTCGAAAGAGCCAATCTATCAAAAGAGGCTCGGCGAAGTGGACGGCAAGCCAGTGTACTTCTC